ATTGAGCCGACCAGCGCGTTTATAGTCTTTGGCGAGCCACCTTTAGGTGTATAGGTAATTTCTTCCGACAAATCACCCATGACGATGCCCGCCATATCGAGCGCTATTTGTTCACGCAAAGTAGTCATTTTTCAGTTACCATCTGCCGGTCAAGTCAGGGCGGCCCCCCTTCTTGCTTTCGCACCTGTGCCCGCGGTTCCCTGCGGCCAGATGCAGGTGCAGGCAAGAAAGCAGGGGGGCCCATACCGAAACTCCCTTTCGGGACGCCTTACGGCGGATAAAAGGCAAAGAAAACCTACGGCGTCGTGATATTGTTCATCAAGTAAGCCGCGGCAGTTAAGAGTATCTCCTCGTCCGTATGCTGCCTTGCCCTGATAATCGTCGAGCGCGTCTGCTCTTCACGGTACGACTCGATTAAGACGTTGTCCGGGCAGTCCTTCGTCCAGCGGAACGTTCGGCCGAGGCACGGCCTCTTCAAATCACGGTTCGCATTCGTCACGCACAGCATCGCATACTCATCGTCCCATACATCGGCAAGGACGGCGGTCTGTCCCTTCTTCGCCGAATTGTACCTGCCTTTCCCGACCAGGACCCGCTTGACACCGAACGCCGTCGCCAGTAACGCCGCGGGGATGTCGCCTCTTTTGACCTCGGCATTGGTATACTTGAGCCTGTCGACGATCTGGTTCATCAAACCGAGGTGCAGAAACGTTCCGTAGGCGATAATCAGCGTGTCCGGCTCGAGCCCGCACGCATCGTGGATCGCCTTGCGCCCGACCTTGACCTCGCCGATGGGATTGGCGTCCGAATAATGATTGTGGTCCCATTCGTTCGCCGCCGAGACGGGGGTGAAGTTGCCCGCGTTAAAGAGCATGTCTGAAACGCGTTTCTCCTGGACGCGAAGGATTTTTCCGAACGCCCGCTCCGTTGCAATCTCCTCGGCATCGAAGAACCGTGCATACAGCCTCTCTTCGACATCGTCCACCGGCTCCTCGGTCCCGTTCTCGACGCAGTCGTAGGTATCGTTCTCGAACTCCCAGTCGTCCCTCTGGTACGCACCCCTCGGCGCCCGCCTGGTGTCCGGCACGTTCAGCATCGCCTCTACCGGGATCAGCGGGTACTCGGCCTGCTGCTCCTCGACGTCGAAGTATGGCAGGACCTGGATTCCGAGAAACTCCTCCTGCTTTTCCAGGTACTCCATTGCCAGGATTCCCAGCTCCGGCCTGGCTATTGTGGTTGCGCTTGTTGGCCTTGGCATGATATTACTCCTTTCATAAATTCGATTCTTGATTCTTGATTCTCGATTCTCGATTCTCGGTTCCGGGCAACAAAAAACGGCGGCACTGATGGTACTGGCACCAGTACTGCCGTTTAGTTACCCGATATTCACTTATTAAAAGAGCTTACGCTACGCCAATCCCACCTCGTGAACGGCATAGACGGTTTTCACGGTAAGGGTCGCATCGTTTGTTGCATTGCCGGTGAAATTGTCGTTGTTGTTGACCAGGGCGAGATTTTTATTGACGTTGGCGGCCGCCGTTACCGAGGCGATTACAATAGGCGTAATAACCGCCAATTGATCTGCCGCCTGGTCGATAAAGCCGGTACATTCGATGGTCGTACAAACCGCCGCGCCGGTCCCATCGTCGTACTCGATGTCCATGTTATCCGCATCTTCGGCCAGCACTTCTGAACCATAATTCAGAATAAGGGTCGCACCGAGAAACTGCAGGAACTTATCCGCCCCCGGTGCAGCTACGATCTCTATTTCCGTCGTCGCCAGCAGCTTGAGCTGAGCGGCGGTCAAGGTCACCGACGCCGTGCGCAGGTGCGTCGTCGGTACTGCATAGAGTATGACCTGGATCCGGTCGTTGAGGGCCGTTGCCGCCTCGATGGCGTGGCCGATAATGGGCCCGCTCGGCGTCGCCGATACCATGCCGTCGGCGGCCCCGTAAATAGCGCCTGCCGCCGAGATCACGCCGGCGGCCGTAACCTCAAACGTCCCGGCGTCGTTAATCACCCGCACGGTGCCGTCTTCACCGTTTTCAATCGCGTATTCGGTGACGCCAATGGAGTCCTCGCCGGCCTCGGCGTAGATAATCGTAGCGCCGGAGAGCTTGACCCTTCGCCGCGCCGCCAGGTCCTCACCGGCCGTCAGCGTTATTTTTCCGTTTTCTGTGAACATCTTGTCTCCTTTCGATTTTTGAGTTAATGAGTTAATGCGTCAATTCGCTGATGCGCTCACTCATCCACACATTTACGCATTTACTATTTCTTCTGCCCTTCGAGCATTTTTGCGTGCAGCTCCGGATACTCGCGCACGCAGAACCTCACCGCATCGGCCTCGCTGCACTTCGTTTCCGTCATCTGCTGTTTCATTGCCGCGTCCCACGTTGTCGGCTTACCGTCCTTGTCCTTGTTTTTGTCGGCGGGATTCTGCTCATCGCTGAACTCCTGCCCGGCCGGGTCCACCTTCTTGGCGCTGGTCTTTGCCGCCTCGACGGCCTCGTCCTTCTGGCTGCGCAGCCGCTCAATCAGCGCCGTTTGCGCCTCGACTACGGATTTGCCGGCCGCAAACTGCTCAACCACGAACGCCGGATCGTCTTTAGCCAGCCCGCGGATTTGCTCGAACCGCTCCATTGCCGCCTTTTCGCCGTCCGCTTCGGCCGCTGCCGTCACCTGCTCGCTCAGCTCGGGATACTCGGCGGCAAACGTCTCGGCAGTCAGCTTTACCTGGTCTTTTTTTTCTGCCATAAGATTTTCTCCTTCAATTAAATTTCTATTTTCTATTTCAAACGCATCAGACACAGTATTTTTAAGTGCGCCAAAGACGCAAATACTGCCCTCCGCGATAACGGCATTACTTATTACGGTACCCGGCCCTTTGAGTGTATGGCCGTTGACCTCGGTTGATTCACCTTCCCTGATATGCTCGATTTTAGACTTGTCCGGGTCGAAGCTCAAAGATGCCTCGAACGGAAATCCCTCAACCATTTCCTTTTTCACTTCCTGCGCCTTCTCTGAACTTTCTAAAAACATGCCCTCGAGCACAAACTTCTGGTCGAATGTTGCCTTCGTACTGTAGGCGAGCCGCTGATTAACATCATGACTGAACAGTATCGGATTTCGCCCCTTCTTCGCCATCTTCATAGTCGACAAATCAAACGCAAGATTGCCCCAGTACCAGTGTTTGACAATCGAGCCATCGTAAAGTGTCAGCTGGACCTTGTTTTTTTCTTCCCCCTCCTCTGCAAATTCGACTGGTCCGCGCATGTTAAAAACAAACGGGTTTTTCAAATGGTCTTTTGAATCAGGTGATTTTACCGATTTATCCATTTTATTCTCCTCGTCATTATTCTTTCACTACTTTCTCGCCGAGGCCCGCCTTTTTTATCATTGTTTCCTCTCCGGCAAGTTTATTAACGACCTCCTCGAAGTCGTCCCCCTGCCTTGCGCAGATCTTCGTTCGCGTTGTGGTTTTGTTTGTAAGCTGCTGCTCGTCGCCCTTCGATTCCTTCCACGGGTCCACGTAAGGCCATCGCTGGCAGAATATTTCGTATCGAAATTTTTTCTCGTTTTTGGTTTTGATGGTTTTGGTATCGAAAAGCTGCTGCAGCTTCCATCGCCAGACGTGGGAGACGAAGGGCTTGACGATAAGCTCCTGCTCGGCCTGCCATTGTTCCTGCACCTTCTGGTAGGCGATTCGTGCGTTCATAAACGTGGCGCCCTGAAAGTCTAAGGTAATCAGCATTAAAGGCATACACATCGGGCCGCCTATAAGAGACAGCATTCGCCGTGTGAACGGGTCGAACAATGCGCTCGGGCGCACTTGGCCTATCCCCTCCGCCTCCTCTCCCGGCTCACCGTATTGTACCAGGCCCGGCTCCATCTTTTCGAGTCGGTATCCCTCCGCGTCTTTGCCGGTCCCCGAGACGCCCTGGGTATAGCCGGGCGGCATATCGGGATATTTTTGGGCAATGAACATCGTAAAGCAGGCGTTCACCTTCGCCGCTACCAACTCGGCGTCGATATAATCACAGAGCGTATCTATCCAGTTGATACTCGGCGTTAAAACCGGCTCACCACGGCTCTGGCTGAACCTGTCGGGGTCGAACATAAGATGGACGACGTCGGCGGGATATTTCTTGTAGCTTGCGTGCTTGATATAGCCGTACTTATCGGGTTTGCCGATGTAGTAGCCGATTATTCTGCCGGTCTGCTTACTGCAGGCAATCCCGTTGACAACGTCGAAGTGTCTGGCTTCATCGGCGCTTCTTCCCCGGGGCGTCCCTATCCGCTCGCCCTCGATTGCCTGGAGCTTATCATCGAGGAAGATTGTCGCGACGTCCCCGTCCCTGCGATACGACAGGTACATCTTTCTAATGTACTGATTGAAGTTGAACCTGCCCGTAACGTCACACGGTCCGTCTAACATCTCCTCCTTCCAGGCCGCCTCAATATCCTTATTAAGCTCGTCATCGTCCGTTCTCGCCTGGATTGCCACGCCCGGCCCGATTACCCCGTTTCGCTCGATTTTTAGAAGTCCGCTGACCAGGGGATTATTGCGTCCCATATCGCGGCATATTTCGCGAAGCTCGTATAATTGCCGCTCGGTAAGCTGCTTATCGCCCGTCCCGCCCAAACCCGTCCGCTTCTTTCGCAGCCGCGACCTGTCCGTCGCATCGTAGGCGAACCGGTAGGCTTTCCTGAGATACGCCTTTTTCGGCGAGAAGATACCGACAACGTCGTCTATCCTCTCGGACGTTTTTCTCGACCAGCTACCGTCCGGCCTCAATTGTCTCTTCACATCCTGCATAGAGAATCTCAAATTTCAAATCTCAAATTTCAAATTTTGAATATGAAATCTGAAATCGCTAAAATTCCACACGCGTCCTGCCGTGCGTAGTTTCATTTGCTATCTTCCGCAAAATTCGTTCTTCCCTGTCGTAGAGCACTTTCAAGCTGCCGCGGTTATAGGTCACGTTATCGATGGTATAGCCCTGGCCATGCTGCTCAATCGCCGCTATGGCCGCCTGAACGTTGTTCAATTGTTCCGCCAGCGTTGCCATTATTTATTCGGTCGGTTCGTCCCGCCCTTCGGCGATTGCGGTGCCTTCTTATCGGGTTTGCCTGCATCTTTCACAATTTTTTCATACAATTCCGAAAACTGCGCGGCGAACTTCTTGACACTCATCCCGCCGATTTTGGTGCGGACGTTTTCGGCCGTCTCTTTTGCCGTTTCCTTTGCCGTTGTTTCCTTGACCGCCGCCGTCAATTCCTCGACTAATTCCGGATAGTGTTCCAGAAGGAGCTCGCTCGTCAAGTCGCCGATTTCCTCCTTGACGGCCTCGGCTGATGCGCGCTCTATGATTTCGGCGACCCGTTCGGGGTACTGCTCGGTGAGCTGCTCTACTGTCAGCTTCGGCGGTTCGACCGGCTTCGGCGGCCGGCTCGTCAGCGGCGTTCCGCACTTGCGGCATTTCTTGCGCTTGCCCTCTACGACAAGCCGCTCTCTCCCGCAATTCGGGCATTTTATCATAGGCATAATTCTTCCTTTCAATTTGACTGTTTTTATCGTCTACAAGTTAAAATCGGATATTGCCGGAGATTTGTAAAGGGGGTCTTTCCTACGCAGTAGGAACAACTTGAAATTTTTTTTTAAGGTGATTTTTGCGGATTTTGCTCAATAGATTTGAATAAATGGCCACAATCGAGGCATTTATGGTACCGGATGGGCCTTCTGGTCGTATGCACCACTGTTTTTTCGCTGTCGCATTTCGGGCATCGAACTGCATGCCAGATTACCACTTTGACTTGATCCTCTTGAATTTTCGCCTTGCGGACTTTCGGCCTCTGCTTTTTCCTTCGGCCCCGGCTTGTCCCTAAGTCCGGGAGATTATCGAGAAATCCGTTTCCCATATTTTTCAGATGTCAGATTTCAGATTTTTCTGTCTTTTGTCCTTTATCCTTTGCCTTTACAGCCGCGGTAAATTACTAAGCCATCCCCCGCCCGGCCTGCGTCGCCTTTGCGGTTTCGCCTTCGCCGGCCGGCCGGCGGCCGTTTGTTTTTTTTCTTCCGGCCGTCTTAGATAGTGCAGCCCCTTGTAGAATGCCGCCGCCGCGCACAGCACGGCCGTATCGAGCGAATGCGTCGGGGCCCCGCGGCTCACCGGCTGCCACAGCCATTTGACGTTGCCCTTCGTATCGCGGGTTTTTACGAGCTGCTCGTTTCCGAACTCCCTGAAGTAATAT